CTTCGCCTGCTCCTTGTTGTACATTAGCCATCATTCCTTTTAACATTTGAGCGTACAGTTGTGCTTCGTTTTGATCGTTGACCAATGTATCAGGATCGATATCTTGTGCTATTGCAAGTTCTCTTATTAAGTTTGGTATCTTTATAAAAGGTGCAAGCATTGGGTTAGATACAGTTTGAAGCAATGCAGTCAGTCTTTGCGTGCGTACTTCTTTTTGCATAACTGCTGCAACTCCACGAGGTTTTATTTCTAGATCCCCTTTGATCTCCCCTAAATTATCATTAAACTGCATATTCCATTGAAACAAAGATTCGCCTAGTGGTTTGAGTAAATGATCGTCTATATTCTTAATCACTGTTTTCATAGCCAGTCCTGCTGATCCCATCAACATGGATAGTCCTGCAGCAGTTCTACCAGTGCCAGTTACACCTGTCTGTCCGTGTAATATAGATGGTATACCTGTATCTTCATCTGCAAGCTGTCGTGATATTTGATACATCTGTATGTTCTCTGGTGCAGTGTTTGGAAACTTTAGTCCGTTGATTGCCGTACCAGTCACACCAGACTGTCGTCTAAATATCTTACCGGGGAATATATCCATGTTTTGACCGGGTACTAAACTTGCTTCGTCTACATCAAACACAAGATTACCTGCAAGTGCCAAGTTGTCGATAGCCATACGATAGTGTCCATTCATCAACTTTTGTGAGTATTCCATGTTCTCTGCTACACCAACACCCCAAATCTGATACGGATCTATCTCAAACGGAAATGCTTGAAATGGTAATCGTGCAGGTGTAAACGGATTAGCAACACATCTGATAACCATACCACCACACACCCAAACGTTGACTTGTAGTTGATCAAACTCTGACATTTCGTTAGCACCTTCCATGCCAACTTCATCAGCGTATTTTTTATCTATGACACCCCAATATTCAAGAACTTCATATCTGTTTTCTTGATAATAAGGCTCGGTGTCATCTTCACGAATAGTATCTTCGTAATATTTATCTTCGTAGTTAGGACCTTTTGCAAGACACTCTTCAATAGCTGACGCATTGAAGTACGGTCGTTTGATTAGACCACGAAGTTGTTGTCTATTCATACGATGTCGTTGTATGATGTATTCACAATCTTCTATACTTGTTGCAGACGGATCAGGATGAAAATCCCATAACGAAACATATTCAACTCGTGGCATCACTTTTTCATAAGGACTGTATTCTTTTTGCCCAGTATCAGGATTCATCTTCCAGTTGTGAACACGTTTGTAAAAATTTAGTGGGCCTTTGATTATGCCTGTTCCAAGCAACGCTGATTCAAATATAGCTTTACGAAATACATTGACTGCATTACTATCAGTGAGTTGATCATGGATACACTTCTCCATGTTCATCGCCATCTTTTGTGCAGGTTTAACTTGAGGTTCACCCATCTTTGCAGGACCTGCTGCCAACATATCAGGAAACTCTTTACCGTAAGTTCCTAATTTATGTGGCTCACTCGCTGCCATAGCTCCGGGTGCAAGCTCTCTACCATCTCCTTCAAATCCAAACGGATCAGTGGGTGGTTCAGCTTCATCCAACGGAGTTTTCATGTGGGCAAACTCTTCAACACCTTCAGGCATTGGAGTAGGTTCAACAACGAGTGGAAACTTTTTGTTACTAAAAAGTATATCCACTATTTGTCCATACGCAGCCAGAACTTTAGTTTTGGTTATTTTTATAAATACTTTAGATCTTTCAGAATCACGATATTGAGTCGTGGAATCATATATACCTTTAAAGTTTTTATAAGACTGTAACCATTTTAGCTCGTGAGAACGTCTGCCATTTTCTGCATCTTCAAACTTAGATTTGATGTACCCTGCCAGTCCGGGCATCTGCTCCTGTGCGTTTTGAATGGGTACAGGAGTATCGTCATCAGGTTGAAGAAAACTTTCATCAGCCATGATTTATCCTTGATTAGAAGTAGTTTCTATCGTCAGCCATACTAAATAAAGAAGCTTCAACAGTTGGTTTTGTTTGCTTCTTTGGCATGTCAACTTGCAACGCATCTTGATTTACTTCCATAGTAAGTTGTTAGATCCTTGAGCATCATCAACTGATACTTTGTCTGATCCCATTATATAGGCTGCACCTTGATTAAGATTGTCTGCCATTATTATCTCCCTGTTTGGTTTTGATTAATAAATCCCTTTTGAATATCATCAGGCTTCATGATGTTTTGTTCAAGAGGTATTGTCGTATATTCTCCTGATGGAGAATCATCTAAAGTGGCTTTGCCCATTTCTTTGGGTGATAAAGCAAAACCCACAAAAGCACCCGGACCTGTTCCTAGTCCTTTTTCTAGTGCTGTTTCTACTACCACGTCTTTTGCAAAAGCTACAGGATCTGTTGTTAATTGTCTAACAGCTTCTACGCCTATTGCTCCTGCTAATACTTTTGTTCCTTTGTCTGCTATTTTACCTAAAGAAATACCAAATTTACCTAATTTATCTTTTATGGATTGACTTATATCATCTGGGGATGAGGGTGTTTCTAACAAACTCTTTTTTGTTTTAGAACCTTTTTTTAAATCTTCTACTTGAGTTTGAAGTCCTTGTAACTTATCTAACTGTCCTTCTAATCTTCCTATTTGTTTATCAGTGTCTTTTAAAACGTTTTGTACATTAGCACCTACTTGAACCGACTTTGTTTCTAAGTTTAGTCCTGTCTTTTGTATTGCTTCTTCAACTGGATTTGTGCTTGTAAGTTTAACTATGGGTTCAACTGGGAAAAAGTTTTCAGAAAACTTATATGATGACATAAGTGCTTTTGGACTTGACTGCCCTATATCAGCTAAATATGTGCTGTTAAATTGCTCAGCAGCTAATGTGTTAACGTCTAATTTGGCTCGTGAAGTTCTTGTTACTTTATAGTGAGTTAACCCCACGTCTCCTTTAGTTGAATGACCTAAAAGTCTATTTGCAACTCCTGCACCATAATCTTCATCGATTGCATCAAATAAATTTTTACGTAGTAAACCTACGGTAAATTTTTTAGGTTCTCCTGTATTCTGATCTCTTATGAATATATTATTCTGACTAAAGACCTCATTGACAACTTCATTTATTGTGCCTTCAAGAGTTGCTTTTCCTGTTTTAAATAATTTAACAGATTTATTTGGGTTATCAGGTGCGTTTCGTTCTGCTAAATCTTGAAGAATACCCATCGGCATAGATGATAATCTAAAGTTAGTTCTGTCACCTTTATTGCTTATTTGAAGTAATCTATCTGATCCTTTTACAACTGTTCCGTATTTCGATCCTCTTTCAGGTTTACCTGTCGCAAGATTGACGATATCCATCGTTCTCAACCCAGTATGATGTTTTACCTGAAGTAAAGCTGCAGCTTCATAAAATTTTGTTGCTTCTTTTAATTTTTCATTTTTAGTAGCAGCATCTCCTAATGCCACTAACTTTTGAGTTGCAGTGTGTATGGATTGATTTAATTCTTTTACAGAAGGTAACTCTACTTCTATCGCTTTTCTTGCTTGATCTGCCTTTTCTAAATTTAACGCAGGACTTCTTGCTTTACCTTTTGAACCAAATGTCGTTTTATCTCCAAATGGAAATTTGCCTGAAGTATCTTCTATATTAAACAATTCACGTAAAGATTTTTCAACAGAAGTTAGTTCTGTAAAATTACCTTCAGTTCCAACCTCATTTAATTTTTTTAAAAACTCAGTGTCACGCATCTTTGAGAACTTATCATCAAGAGACAATCCTGCTTTTTGTATATTATTTTTTAAAGTTCCCTTTTGACCACGATTTGTCAAGTTTAACACTTGACCGATAGTCAAATTTTCATCTAATTTTATTTTCTCTGCCATTTATTAATATCCAAATGTTTGGTCTTGCATTTGATAGACTTGATTCTTGATGCCATCAAGCGTTTTATGAATTGACACATATCCTGTCATCCTTGTCATTAACATATATCGCAGTGCATCGTATGCGTGATCTTCTGCCTTTGTGTCCACATCCTCTGCATTTGTTTTGCTAAGAGGTATACCTGAAAGTTGTTTGATAAGGTTGACACAATTCGGAAATATTCGTAATCTAGGTTCGTCTGTTCTTGGATCATCTGCAAGCCTACGATGTATTTCCATTTTACCTTGCAGTCTGTTTCTGTCTGATGGCATCCAACGTACGCCACATCTCATCATTGTTTCTGCTATTGATGGGCCGAACCCTGTCTTGTTCCAACACGATGAGTCAAGCACTGTATAGTGTGGTGTCGGATCTTCTTGTTCTACTTGTAGTATTCTATCTGCCAACTGCTCTGCTGTCAACTGTTTTACGTACAGTTCACGATAAACCCATATATTGTTATCCCAGTCAATAGCACCCCACAGGACACAAGAAGGACTCGCATACCCATAGTCAGCGGCACGTATTCTGGGGAAATTCGGTGGAAGCTCGAAACTCGGTGTAACATGTTTACTCCTACTAAATTCAGGGAAGGCTGCACCTTCCGTTACTTCCCAGTCACCCTCAAGAAGTCGCTTACGCTCGACTTCAGGTAGTGATCTTAACATCGCTTCGTATTGTCCATCAGCCAACAAGTATGGATTGTCGGTCAAACGTGCAGGGATGAACCTACGATAAAAAAGTGGCTCACCTTCCTTTTCGTGACCTTTGGGCCACAAGAAAGGTTTACCTGTTTCAATGTCTACTGCAGGAAAAGTCGAGTTGTGTTCAGATGGATCGATGTACATCTTCTTGACCCACCAACCTCCGACTCCTCCGGGGTTCGCTGTACAACGCATGTACAGATTACTTTGCAGTTCAGGATCAGTTGCTCTTAGTCGTGAACGGAGATAATCCCAAACGTAAGGCGAGGGATATTGGGTTATCTCATCAATGCCTATCCAGTTAAACGACTGACCCTGAAATCGTGTTACGTCTTTGTCTTTGTCAAGATACGTAAACCAAATTGTTGCACCTGACGGAAAA